CCCTATCCCTGTGTAGCCTTGAAGAGACGCCGACCAATACTAATACGTAAAAATAGACAAACGAACAAATTAAAAGCAGAAATCAAACAAAAAGAAATCTTAGGTAACAAATTAGAAGTAATTCAATTAGACAACGATATTTACATGTACTTAAAAGGTGAATTATACAAAACAGCGGAATTAATCTAAAGGAGAAAAAATAACATGAAATATCCAACAAGAGAAGAAATCTTTGAAAATGCAAGAAAAGGTAACAGGTTAACAATTAATCCAAAAAGTTTGAAAGCTTATATTCACTTGGATTACAACTTTAAAGACGAAGAGATTTATGTATTAGAATTTTCGGTAAAATCAGTAAATGGTAAGAAAATGAAAAGTACTTTTGTAGAGTTTGAATTTACCAAAAACGGTATAAAACAAGCGGAAGAATTAGCAAAGATAATTTTAGGATTATAGAGGAGGAAAACAACATGCAAGAATTTAAAGTAGGAGACTTAGTAGAGGTAATCAAAAACCCAAGTTGCGCCAGAAATAATTTTAACGAATACTATAAGAAAGGAGATAAAGAAATAGTTACAGGAGTTGGAAAATATTATATCAATATTGGAAATAATATGACTGCTAACGTTGTTAGTAGAGAAGACATTAAAAAAGTAGATCCAACACCAGAACTAACAGAATACGAAGAAGAATTAGTGTTAATTTTAGCAGAATACATTCATCATAAAAACACGTGTTTATCACAAATTCAAAAATTTAAAAACAACATAAAATTCAATGAGAATTAGTTAGAAAAAGTTTCAAAAGAAATAGAAGAAACTTTGAAAAAACTATTGACAAAATAAACACTAATTGATATACTATAAGAGTAGTAAGGATACTACAAAAAATAATTTAAACAGTAGAGGAGAATTTTATTATGAATTCAGTAACATTATTAGGACGTATCACAAAAGACTTTGAAGGAACAAAATCACAAAATGGGACTTTAATTGCTCGAACTTCATTAGCAATCAATCGACCAAAAGAAAGTGTTGATTTCATTAATATCACAGCATTTAATAAGACAGCAGAAAATTTAGGAAAACATGTTAAAAAAGGTGAACGTGTTCTAATTCAAGGACATATTCAAACTGGTTCTTATCAAAACAAAGAAGGAAAAACAATCTACACAACAGAGGTAATTGTTGATCGTTTTGAATTTATTGAAGCAGCTAAAAAACAAGAAAAAACATCAGATGTGCCATTCTAAGAACTCGGGAGCTTCGCTCCCTTTTCTTTTAAATATTAAATGATATATATATCAGGAGGTAACCATAATGACAATTTTAGAAAAAATAACAATGTTAACAATTTATAGTGCCTATTCAATATTAACTATTACAATATTCACAATATTATATAATAATACACCTAAATGGGTATCATTACCAATTACGTTTTTAACACTTATTTTATTTATGATAAACAGTGATAAGGAGGAAACAAAATGAAATCAAAAAGTAAACTAAAATACAAATTTACCTTTAATAAACAATTATACGGTGACATCGCTGACGAGGCACAGGCAAAACTAGATAGGTTACACTTCGTTACACAACAACGAGGTGACAGATTTCCTAAAATGGGAGCTATATCATTAAATGAAGCTATGAATTTAGTTGAAGGTACATGGTCAAGAGCTTTAGACACATTAATCAATTATTTTTCTATGAGTCTTTCAGAAGTAAACCAACATAAACTAGCAAGCACTAAGCGTTATATCGGCGATAAAATCGCCCAAAATGCTACATCAATTCCAAATCTAATGCTCGTAGTTGTAGAATACGCTCAAAAATTTGAAAGTCAAACAAAGAAAGATAAAAACCGTCGATTTTCAATTATAGCTTATCAGGAGGGTTACAATGGTTAAGAATCCGTTTAAAAAATCACCAGAAGAAAAGTTATTACAGTTTATTGATAAATTTAGAAAGGAAAACATACCGAAAGACTTTAACCAAGTGGCTGGGTTAGATATGTTAACAAATAAAGACATTGATTACATTGTTTCTATTTCATCACGTACTGACGGTAAAAGTTTCAACTATATAGGAGCTCTAGCTGCCATATCAATTGAGTTCAATTTAAAGATGTGTTTATTGGTTCGACATTTTACTATGAGACAATCTTACATGGAGCTACTTTGGGAGATATTTGATGTTATGCCGTATTTTAATGTTAAACTATTAGACTTCGAAAGAGGAGATTCATATACAAACGTTGAATATGATGGTAAAGTAATAGCAACGATTGCAGATATTAACAAGAGTACGGACTTAAAAAACTATTCAGCTTTTCTAAAAAAATTCCCTATTTTGGTTTATGATGAATTTATCACATTAGAAACCGACTACGTACCACAAGAAGAATTACACTTTGCACGTATTTATACAACAATAGACCGTGAAGACGATCCATTACCTATCATTGGTAGTCCTAAAGTATTCTTATTAGGAAATCCAGAAAACTTTGCAAGTCCTTTAATGGGTCTTTTGGATATTTACAACGTGTTAGAAACACATCCAATTAATACAGGGGCTTGTTATGATATGGTTTACCTAGAAATGTTCCGTAATGAGAACCAGAATGCTAAGCGTAACAGTAGAGCCTTAAAACATTTAGACAATCCGGCTCAAACTGGTGATTTTACATTTAACAACACGCACATAGCGAATGATGCTGTTAGAACAAGAATCAGACAAGGTGGTTTCAATTATTTCTTCATTAAATTAGAAACAGGTTTTCTTAAAGTGATGTTTAATCTAGTTACAAAAGAAACATTATTGTCTTACAAAGTAAACTCTAAAGAATATGAATATTGTACAGAAGTTGCTGACATCAAACCAGAAGCAACCTATTTAAAAGAAACTTATTATAAAGAAAGTCATTACAAATACCACGAAAAAGGCAGGTATTGGTATGATAATGCCTACACTAAAACTTTGTTAACAAGAGACCCTCAATTAATCCAATTAAAAATATGGCGATGCGTGAGTGAGTACAGAACGCAACACCCTTTGACAGTGCCAGAGAGAGTGGAAAAAGAATATAAACAAGTATACGAGGAGCAAACATTAAAAGCAATATATAAAAGATTTTTCAGTTAGGAGTTTTACACATGAATGCATTACTAGAACATGCTAAATGGCTAGACGGTACAACCTTTGAAGATTTTAAAAGATACGTAAAACAAAGAAAAATACACCAATTCGATTGTGACATTGAAACTTTTTCTTACAATATGATTTGGCAAAAGCAAGCACCTAAAAGAATGAAGTCAAGAATGTTTACCTTTTGTGCAAGTTGGCATGAAAATGGAGTTATTTACACTGTAGCATTTCCAGATTTCAGATATTTCTTTGATGCTTATCATTACTACGCTAAACATTGCAATAAGAAAAAAGGAGAGCCTAACAACAAACGTCTTAAAATGTATTTACACAATGGTAATAAGTTTGATAACCATTTCATTGCTAAAATGATTCATGATGTTTACAACGCTGAATACTACAATATGCAAGATGAAAAAAGCGAGGTCACCCAAAAAGTGGCTTCGCATATGTCATTGAAAGAACAAGAAAATAACTATATTTTAGAAAAACGTGTTAAAGGAATTAGTCACTTATCTTTTTCAGGTAAAGTTAGAGATGTTATTATAGAAGTTGAAGATACTGTTATGAAAACAGGGTGTTCTTTAGCTGTTTGTGGTACTATGTTAGAAGCGGGAGGTTTTTTAAATAAAGACCAATTAAAAACAACTTTTGATTACGAAAAATATCATTACCAAGAAAATATGTCTGATGAAAAAGCACAAAAAGTAGCCATGGATCTTTATTACCAATTATCAGAAGAAGAATGGACTTACATTCAAAACGATACCATCATTCTTTCAAGTTTAAGAATGAATTTTTCTAGTGTTTTTATGGGTTTTGATTTCAAAAAAGCTACGAAAACACAAAACATTATTAATGCTTATACTATTAATAATTTAGCCAGATATCAGATTCTAGGTAAAGTAATCACTAAAGAGGGGGTTAAAACAAAAACTCATTCAATTAATTATAGCGATTACTCCGTTAAAGGTGAAAATTTCGCTACAATTATTCAAAAGTTTTATAAAGGAGGTTTGAATTTCTACAACCAAAAATATTTAGCTAAACTAATCACAGATGAAATGATAAGTTTTGATATAAATAGTTCTTATCCATCTATCATGTATGAATTTTCATTACCTCATATTTTAATAGATTATTGTGAGGAAAAAGAAACAGTAAATATTAACACTGAAATAGATAAGCAATTCATGTTATATCGTGTAAAAAAAACAACTTTCAACAGAATTATGTCACAATTAGATACGAGAGTTGGCAGACAGATGTTAGTTAAATATTTTAGAACTGTAGAAGATGAAGACGTGTATTTAACAAGTTGGACTTTTAAAATGTTAAAAGAGAATTTCAATTTAAACATTGAACGATTAACTGTAGAACAATGGTATAAATTTAGTGTGAAACCTTTTGGAGGTATTGATAAATTAGTTGATTTTTACTACACGAAAACACAAGGAAAATCCAAAACGTTGGTAGAGTTTAAAGACAATAATCCAACAAATATTATTTTCACTGATAAACCTAGTAAACGTGTATTCACTAAACCAGAGGTAGATATTTCAAAAGTTAATCTAAATGGTATTTATGGTGCCCCAGCGCTTAGACCAACTTATTCTATTGGGTATCGCGATGAAGATAATCAACTTCATTTAGAAAGAAATGCTTTTCATAACACAGAAAGGAATGCATTAACTTCTGTTTTTACAACTGGAGGAGCTTTATGGCGTTTAACACAACCTTTTAAATATTTATCAGGTAAAGAAATAGATAAATGGTTTATTTATTGTGATACAGACAGTTTATATATGATTAAAGAATGTTTCAAAAAATTACCAAAAGAAATGTTTCACCCAGCTAATTTAGGTAGTTGGGATGTCGAGCACGAAACAATTGAAAAATTTTACGTATTAAATCACAAGAAATACTCTTACTATGCAGAAAATGAAATTCAATTCCGTTGTGGTGGGGTTCCTTTAGATAGTTTTGATAATAACATGAGTTTTGAGAAGTTTATAGAAACACAATTCTCAAAAGGTGCTAAAGTAGCAAATAAAAGAGGAATCTATACGCACGAGGGTACAGTTGTAATTTATGATTCAATCACTGAATTAGACGAAGGAAACACATACCCTGAGTTTTATTTACCAGAGGATGAAAAAGAATTTAGCAAAATGATTGATTTAGCTAGAGAGGAATTGAAAGATGAAGATGACAGTGATGTACTTTATTTAGAAAGTGATTTAGGAACTCTTGCTATTAAAGACTTATGGCAATATGAATATGAAGAAACAAGTAAAGATATCTGGGATCTAGTTGTAGATTCAAGAGAAATTAATCAAATTCTAATTGAAAACTAATTGACAAACAGATATATATATCTTATACTTAGTTCATAAGGTTAAGGGAGGTTAAACCATGAATTCAAAAAGTAGAGATTCAATGACAAGAGAGGAATTTAAGAATCGTTTAAAATATCTGAAAAATTTATACAAAAAAGGGATCATAGAATATATAGAATTTAAGGGTTTTGTTGTTGTTTTTGTTGATAGTTTCTATTACGAACAAATAGACTTGGAGGATTAATCATGTTATTATCATTTTTAAGAGAAGAAGCAGAAGGTCACTATTTTATCGATTTAAACTACAATGTTTATCTTTATAAACCAAGAGAAAAAAGAGTAAGTTTTGTAAAATTTGTAAGTATTGAAAGAAGTACATTAGAAAAATATGGAGAAGTAAAGGGGGTAGAAGCATAATGATAAGAGAAAAAGAATGCAACTTAAAACCAAGAATTTATAAGGTAGACTTCATTAGAAACGTTAAAGGTATGATTGATTACCATGAGAAACATTACGAGGCTGAATCAACAAGCGATGCTACACATAAATGGTTATCAGAATATCAAAACGACACGAAAGCTAAAATAGTTAGATGCACGGAGGTACCAATTCAATGGAATTAAACTATTATGAAATTCAAGTGTATAACGAAAACACGAGAGATTTTGACATTTTTATTGTAACGGCTTCTGATATGACAGGAGCAAGAATTGAGTTCTACAAATGTTTTAGAGAAACCACTCACGACTTATACAATATGATTACTAAGAAACTGGAGGAATTTTAAATGGAATTAACGAGAGAAGAATTTTTAGATGAATATTGGAGAGGGATAAAAGGTCTTTGTGCGGAGTACGGAAAAGAATTTAATAAAGTTGTTGGAAATAATGCCTGTTTATGTAAAAAAGGTGTGTACAATCCTACAGTTATTAAAGAAAGACAGATGGCTAAAAACTTAGGAATTGCCTATAGCACTTTTCTTATTAAATTAAGTTATCAATTACCATGGGAGGGGTTAAAATGAATATTGTTGAATGGAGAATTATACCTGGTTTCCCTAACTATGCCGTAAACATTAAAGGGGAGATTTTAAACATTAAAACACATCGGAAATTAAAAGAACGTAGTCATAACCAAGGATATAAAAAAGTAATGCTATCAAACAATGGTAAAACAAAACAATTCTATATCCATCGTTTGGTAGCACAAGCATTTATCCCTAACCCAACTAATTTAGAATATGTCAACCATATTGACGAAAACAAAGATAATAACCATGTGACTAATCTAGAATGGATATCCGCTAGAAATAACGTCATTTACTCAACATCTAACGTATACGAAGCTTTAAGACCTGACGGATATAAAGTATCGTTATTAGGACACAATGAGCTTAAATCAGCTGGTTTTAACCCTAAACTAGTTGAATGTGTTGCAAATAATGAAAAATTAGAATATCGTGGTTACCGATGGCGGAAAGTTGGGACTAAGGCAGAAATAAGAAAGGGTGTTGCAAATGCCTAGCTTCAAAACTTATACAACTGAACAATATCAGGCATTTCTAAGCCAACCTTTTGGTTATGACTTCGGTGTTAGTGACGAAACAATTGCTCAATGGTTTATGATACAACCCGGAGCAAGACCTGTTATCAATTCATATGGTGTGACAAAAGCTAACTTGCTTTCTGATTATATTCCTAAGTTAAAACAAGAATTTGGTGGATCGTTAGTATTTCTTATGACAACTGTTTCAGAAGGTGGTGGGGCTGGTAATTGGATTAATCATTACCAGAATGATACAGGTAACACCGGAATGGAGTGTTTAATTGCAGACATAGAATACACTAAAACAACATTTGACAGACATTTTCCACCAGCTATGAATGCACCTGAAGTTGGAGGTACTTACACAGAGGACGAGGAAGGTTTGACTATGAAAGTTTATAACGCTGTTCCTGACGGATCAATAGGTTCTTATTTTATACCATCTACAATGGCTGGTAATGCTTGGATTTTTGGTTCTCAATGGTGTTTAGCTAACCAAGGAGCTGCAGCTCCAGCTGTTTACTTTGGAAACCCTTATGACCAATTGATTGATACTATCAAATCTTTTGGAGCAGACCCATTTAAAGAAGGTAGCACGGCAAAACCAAACCCCGACACACCAAAAGGAAATCCTAACGAAGAAGGAAATAAACCAAAACCAAAACCAGACATTCAAAAAGCAATTGATAAAATACTTGACGAAATTAATAAAGCTTTAGAGAATCAAACCATACAAGGAAGTCCTTTACTAAGTTATAACAATGATTTAACAATAGAACGAACCTTTAACAATAGCTACAAGATTAGTTATACTTCATCATTTAAAAAGAAACTTTCAGACATGTTAAACGCTAGTGATTTAGTGTTAATAACAGATGAGGGGGCTCAAACAGTTCCACTACCAGAAAAACCTAATCCACCAAGCATTGCAAGTGGAAAAGATTTTAAAACAATGAAAAAAATATATGATTGGTGTAATGAAAACCAAGGACAAGCATTTGATACTGATGGGCATTACGGAGCGCAATGCGTGGATTTAATTAGTTGGTTAAACACACAAATTTTTGGTTTAGGTTTAGACACCTCAGGATATTATGCTAAAGACATTTGGAATAATCCAGTTCCATCAGGTTGGTATAAGGTAAATGGTAATCCTAATGATGATAATGCTTCTCGTGAGATATGGAACACATTACCTAACGGAGCTATTGTTTGGTGGACCAATTCAGGCGCTGGCCATGTTGGTGTGAAAGCGGGAGATTTTGCTATGACCTTACAACAAAATTGGACCTCTCACGGATTAGGTGGTCCTATCGTTTTAGTAGATTGTGCGAGTTGGATGGCTTCATCTGGAAGTGGTTTTTTAGGAGCTTGGGTAACAGATAATTAGAAAACAATTAGAAAATAAATTGGTACACCTCTCCCCCACCGGTAGGGGGGAGGCTTAAGCCTTGGTAAATCTATGTTCTTATATGAGAGAAAAATGTGGTATAGGAGGAATAAATAACATGAGAGAATTATTTCGTTTAAATTGTCAATATTGTGGTGAAGAATTTAATGAGGTTAAAAAGTTTCTAGGACATGAAAACTTTTGTAAAAAGAAGAAAGAACCTAACAACATCAAACCAACTCATTACAATCAAGGAAAGAAGGACTTAATAGAAATGTGGTATCAAACAATGACCTTAGAACAATTTAGAGGGGCTATGAAGTCAAACATTATTAAATACGCAATGAGGTATGAAAACAAAAATAAATTAGAAGATTTAAATAAAGCAGTCGAGTATTTAAAACGTTTAAAAGAATACGAAGAAAGAGCCCTAGGTTAATCCTAGAGCTTCTTTTTTATACTTTAACTTCTGTATAAGCTTTCTCGATCATTTTTAAACCAAAGTTGTCATGATTGTATACTGTTTGGTTTGTAGACCCTCCGTAACGTTTAATTAAGGCGTTTGCTTCATTTACATAAGTCATAGTTGGTAAGTACATGCGTTTATCTCCGCATACAAACCATTGTTCTGTATTTCCGTTCTTTTGTTTTTTTAAATAAATAAACATTTTATCATCCTCTTTCTTTGGTGTTGGTAGTGGTGGTTTTGGTGATTCTGGTTGTTTACCGTTTGCTAATTCTTGTGCCATTTTTACAACTTTGTTAACGTTGATACCTCCAGGGCATGCCGTAGCTGTGACTTCGTTGTGGCCTTTAATAGTGTTTCTGTTAATTGACAAACCGTAACGATTACAAATATCTACAATCAATTTAGCGCTATTTCTAAGTGTTGCATCACTAACGCTCCAATAAGGTGCTCCTGAGCTGTTTACGTGTTCTAAACCAATAGAACGATGGTTAACATTAGGAATGGTTGGAACGTCACTCCCTCCAGTTCCTCCAGCGTGATAAGCGGTGTAATTCTCACCAACACACCCGATAATTTCATTATCTGTAATTTCATAATGAGCGGAGGTCCAATTTCCTGAGGTTGTGTACCATGTTGACATTGCAACATTCTTGTTTGTTGTTGCGTTGTGATGAAGAATGATGTATTCTATTCTTCCTTGACGAGGTTCACAATACATAGCGTTTTGATTAACGCTTGTTGTTAAATTAGAATAAGTCTCCATTTATTCACCACCTTTAGGATTGTTATCATAATCATTTTGTACTTTTTCTAAGGAAGATTTTAACCATTTAGGTAAAGTAACACCCATCTCTGTTAGGTTTTCAAAAATTGAAATTCCATAAGTAGCTCCAAAGAAGAATAATAAACTATAACCTAAAAAGTCAACACCTCCTAAATGGCAGAAAATGCTTGTTACAACAATAGTTGCGAATACAGACATGTGTTTCATCATACCAACTAATCCGATAGTAGAGTTAGCCTTTTTTGTTACAAAAGCTTTTGTGTAACCAGTAAACATATCTCCTATAATTAACGTACTGATTACTAAGAACCAGTAATCGTGAGCTAAAAAGTTAATAGCTTCTAATAAAGTAATAAATGTAATTTGTTGCATTAAAAGTTTCTCCTTTTGTTTTCTAGTGGATTCTGTAGTAATGGGTTATGTTTGTTGTTGAAATGCCAGAAACGAACCCCAGCCATTAATAAAGCCTTTAATTGTTCCATGTATTGGGTTGGTATACCGTTGATTTTAAACTGACCGTCTATTTGCAAATAGTTGCAGATAGTCATTGAATGAATATCATCAACAGATCCTTTTTCGTTAAATTCAAAACCCATCATACTGTAATATTTTCTAATTTTTTCTAGTTCTGCCTCGGATGGTGCTGAAAATTTCATTGTTAAACCGAAAATACCATTACCTATGTTGAAAGCAAAACCTTTATTACTTGGTTGAACTGTCGCTGGTGTTAAAGACAAGTCAGCAAATTCAGCTCTTTGTTTTCGGTAATATTCAGTATCACTAGCAATTTTTCCACCAATATTAGTGATTGATAAACCACCACCCATTAATGAATAGGCATCTGTGAATATATTTGTCGCTTTTTCTATTAATGATTGGTTCGGGTCGAATATTGTTTTACCGATATTTTTTGCTCTACCACTCATCGTTTGAGAGTTGTTATAAGCAATAGTGTTTGCATTATTTGCTAAAGATAGCTTATAATTATCAATTAATAAAGGAATTTTTGTAAAATCTGAAAAACCTATTGAATTATTTAGGAAAGAACCTCTTTTGAATCCTCCTTGTTCGGTGTCACTGTTTTGATACCAATCTTCAAGATAAACTTTCATTTCATTATTAAAACCTAAAGTTTGATAAACGTTGAAATTTATACCTGTATCGGGCATGTCAGCTAAATCAACTAATAAACTGTCACCATTCCAATTGTAAATTTCACAAGTAAAGTATCCGCTTCTTAATAAATATTCTTCCTCTTTCGGAATGTTTAAGGCTGATAAAACTTCATTTTTAGTCATTGATAGAGAAGACAAATCTACATCTTTTGAACTATAACCATTCTTAAATCTGTAAAATTCAAAAGGTGTTTCTTTATCGTTTAATTTAACTTTTTCTAAACTATCAGGATTAATCATTTCGTTAGGAACTAGCGTTATATCGCTAATATTTTGCCCTATCCAAGGATAGTCACTCATTAAACGAGTAAACTCTTGAAAATCATCAGCTTTTAACGTATAAAGACCTACAGGGCTAACAATGTTATCGTGTTCACCGCCTAATGGTAAGGTATTTTTAGGTTTTTCCAAACTACCAAAATCGGCCGTTAATGAGGACGCGGCCTGCATTAAAACATACAAATTTTTGAATTGATAACTTTTTGAATGCACATATCTTTTTGATGTAGCGTTTAAAATATCATAGTTAGTTTTCAATTCTCTTAAACGTCTAGAATAAACACCTTGGGTTAAATGCTGTCTATTCACGGTTACATTTCCTAATCCACTTAACGTATTCCCTTGTGTAAAAGTCATTAACACATCTACTACAACCTGAAACATTGTTACTTTTTCATTAACGTATTGGGTAGCCATCACATAAAAATAATAATCTTTTCCAGTAAAACCATCTTTAAAATGACCGTAATTGATACCATCACAATCCTCATAAGGAATAGGCAGACGTAATGTAAGCCTATCCTTTACAAGATTGAAATTTCCTTCAAATTCTACTTTTTTAAAACCACTAGTAATAAAGAAATAACGATCTCTTTCTTCATTAGTATCAAAATGAATGGTTTCGTTTAAAGTTGTCATCGGTGTATCATAAAACAAAGTAACCTTTGAAAGTTTCAAATTATCTCACTCCTTTAATACGTAAGATGGTGATACCTGATTCAGCGCTGGTTGTTACTTTAACCGTTCCAGCTTCTGAAATATAAACATTTTTTAATAACGTTACCACGAGTTTTTTATCTCCGTCAGGTGTTAATCGTATTTTACCAACACCATGTGAACCAACCTCATCAGTCGAAGCATAGGGAACATTTAAACTAATTTGACTAGAGAAAGATTCTGCTACCATTTCACCGTTGTATCGATACCAAATTTTAAATCCGCTATAATTATTTAGGCTATCGTTTAATTCTAATACTTGGTCGTGGGTGTTGGCAGTACCAGCCCATAAGTCTGCTGTTGATTCCATTGTACGCCATAATGTTGGGGCCCCACCACCCCCAGCTGTATTTTGGTTGTAGTTTATAGCGAATGAAACACGACCTCCTGTACTACCTCCAAATACATAAACAATTTTACGTGTAACGTGTTCTCCCATCACAACTACATTAATAATACCTTTATCACCAACGGCAGGTGGTTTCGGAGTATCTGCGAACTGCCATGTTGTGGCATAAGAACCAAAAGGCAAGTCAAAAATATTAGGATATTTTAAACCAATATCGTTATCTTTAATGAAATGACCTTTTGCTAAACGAGTTACTTCTGGTGAAGCAAAACCAGCTTTTAGTTCCGTTCCGATTGCGTGAGCGTTTGTACTATCACCATCAAAGTGAGTAGCCAACTGTCTTAAAATCCATTTAATAGTTGGAACAACTTTCATTTCTTCTAATTTAAATTTTTTAAAATCCATCATTTTATCCTCCTAGTATGTCCAATTAATGAAGTTTGTTGCTCGACCAACACCTTTTGCTTTTAATGTTCTAGCGGTTGTGTCAATTTCTAAATTATAGAAACTTCCCTCTAATTCAGTTCCTTGACCACCATCCAGAGGAAAAGCATTCAATAAACAAGCCATATTGAACTCTCTATCGATGTTTTTATTATAGTTTGTTTCACTGTGGTAATGACCAGCTAAGTATCCGATAAAAGCTCTAGCACCTTTTGTTGTGTTGTTGAATTTGATTTCACTATGAGAAGTGTTATCTAAACCAACTAAAGTATTAGCGGAAATCGTGAAATCCTCACCTTTTTGGTAAGCGTTAAATACTTGGTTAAGAACTTGACCGTTACCCATCTTATCCTTATCGATAATGATATGACCAGCTACTAATAAATGATAATCCGATGGTAAAGCATTCATGAAATTAGCTAACTCTCTAAATTGTTTGGCTGAAATTAAACCGTTTTGGTAACCATCTTGGTTATCAATCTCTTTGAAATAACCATCAGCTTGTTGCTCGCTAAAATCATCGCTATACATTTTGAAGAATCCAATTTTCTTATCTGGGTATAGTTGACCTCCATATAAAGGTTGCCCATTGATAGCCTCCATCTCAGCTTTAGAAAGCACCATCGATAAGTCATGATTTTTATTTGTAGCATATGGAATACCACCTCTATCATGATTACCAATAACAATATGCACATCTTTATCTAAATTCATTTGAGTGTAGTTTGAAAAACGTTTCATGTTTGCGATTGTGGAACTTTTAACATCTTCTGGTAACATTACATCGTTATTAGCTCCTAAAGCACTTGAATAGCTGTCTACGTTGTCTCCACAATGAATAGTTATGTCTGCCTTGTTAACTAACTTTTCAAATTGACCTAACACTCTAAAATTATCTTTATTTTTTAGATAATTTGAGTTTGGATATAAGTGTAAATCTGTAATGAATGCTACATTAAATTTGGTAGCATCAACTTCATTCAACACTGTATCTAAATTCTTGTAAGGTACTGGAACTTCTTGATTAATTTCACTAGCTCCTACAGGAACTAAAACACTTGATCCTACAGGGTCCAATTCGTCTAAACGTTGATTAATTAAGTCTAGCTTATCGTCAATTTCTTTTAAAATTGGAAATAAGTCTTTGCTGTACAAACCATCTTCCTTAACAGTAATAGCGTTCTTTAATTGGCGCACGTCTGTAGCTTTTAAAGATAAACTTTTTAACTGAATAGGGTCTTCCAAGATACTTAGCAATACATTCGCTTTTAAAGTAATGATTTCCTCTACAGGGTCTTTTTTCGGGTCTAATTCTTTTGACCAATCACCAATTTTTTCTAAATCAACTGTCGAAGTATCAGATACTTCTAACCCTCTTTTAAACAACTGGTCAATTAGCGGGTGTAAATTGTTAAGTTCTTCATTTTTTCTAGCGAGTTCTTTATAATAACTTTCAGAGTTAGTGTTAAAGTCTCCATGTTGATAACGTGGGATAATACCGCTAGAATGTGGAAAATTTGTAAATGTGTTCATTTTATCTCTCCTTTACCATACTTGTAAAAAGCAACGTCTGTCATATTCTTTAAAATAATAATCCCAAGCTCCTCTAAATGCTTTCAAGTTGCTCGCGTTGTAGTTTTTACTGTCTGTTTTTGTTGTTTGTTTGTTGTTGTTGTTTGATTTGTCTAATGATTTAGCAATGTTGTTCTCATCACCATAATCCATTTCAAAAGAGTTTAAATCAAGGTTTATTTGGTTTTGAGGTAATGTACTTCTTAAGTCTCTATTTTGAGAAATACTTTCATTAATACCCTCGTTAATTGATTCAGAAGTTACTGAATTGTTACTAATGATAAAATCTTCGTAGTTCTCAAATAAAACCATCATTTCTTGCTCATTTGATAAAGAGGTGTAAACAACTTGAGAAGCGAAATCTTCAACTGTTTGTCGACCTATCTGTCTATTTAAGAAACGGTTAACAAACATCTTTTTAATGTATTTGTCTGCTTCTGGGTTGGGAAATGTGTAACCCATGAAAAACATGTCGTTGACAATTTCTTGAACATCTTCATCGTAACGTAATGCTTTTTGTATGAATTGAAACTTTTTATTGTTTCCGGTATACTCTCCGTTATTGTAAAACTCATTCTTGTTCTTCTTGAGTAGTTCCGTTTGGATTATATCCATTAGGGATATTGTTATTAACCCCATTGTTATCACCGCCTAACTTATCATTTAAAATAGTAAGTTTTGTTACCATTTTGTCATTCATTACTGGATAAACTTTAGCTCCATAACGCTTGTTTAATTTATTTAAACCATTTTTACGTGATTCAATATTAACGTTACCGTTAGCTGTTTGATAGGCTTCACCTGAATTACTTTCACTTTCAGTGACACCACTTTCTTTATCTACTCCTAAGCCACTCAAACCGATCATAGAATTAAGTTCATTTAAAGAGTTAGAGTATTCTCTTTTGAGTTCAGTCATTAAAGTTGAAATATTTGAACCATCGAACGTTTGAATGTGTTCATCTGGGTCAAAGGCTCCTGTAATATTAACAAATGGTGCTCCGTTATAGAGTGATTCAACAATTTGCTCTGCTGTTTGGTCGTTAGGTTCCCCAATGATAAAAGTTGTAATTTTAGATTGCATTTTTAAACTATATCTGGAACAAACAATTTCAGCGAGTTCCATGGCATAATGTTTTACAATTTCATAATCACTCGTGTAATTAAGAATCTTGTTTCTTAAAACAATGAAATTACCAGTTTGGCAGTCGTCAATTTCTGTTATTTCCTCCATAATTGGTAGCCGGTGTTCTTTTGGTATTAACCATTGAATATCACAACCATCTAAAGGGTCTGAAATAACAAAATTTGCAGGGTCTGATACTGTTAATTTATTTGTTGAAATACCTAACAAACGAATTGCTCCGCTTTTAGTTTCTCCAATAATGCAATCATAACCACCTCTTAAAGCAACTTCAACCTTAAGCCAATCTATAGGTAGTTTCTTGTCACTTAAATCAACGTAAGTGATAATTGTAGGTAGAATCTCTAAATAACGATTATAGAGAATAAGGGCGAACCTATCTCTGTGAGTGGTCACCCTTTCCGCTACTTTCAATCGTAACTCCGATTCCAACCCATCGCTAAATTGTGGGTTGAACATTTAAATACCTCCTTGTTATACAGTTTCTGTTTGTTATACTTTTTTACCTTTTACTAATACTTTGTTGTAGAAAGGGCTGATTGCTTTCATTGAATAGTAATGAATCCAATAAGTTACTTCGTCAAACTCTGGGTTATAGAAAGGAGCTTTCAACATTCCTTTTGTGAAACGATTGTAGATAATTGAATCCACGTCTAAAATCATAGCCCATAAATCGTTTGATGGTTTGATTTCTTCAAATTGGTCTGCTACTGTTGGCAAATACTTAGTAACGTCGAATGTTACTACTGCACCTTTTGGAATAGTAGAGTTAGTTGTTACTTGGTAATCTCCTAAAGATTTAAGAGCTGTTACAACTCCTTCGGTTACTTTAATGTCAGCTTTAGCACGGAATACACCGCCTAAATCAGGGAATGCAATAATTCGGTTTGAAAAGTCAATACCGTTAATGTGGTAAGTATTAGCGAGTTTACTGTCAAGTAAACGAGCTTTGATTTTTGTTGTTGTTAGAATCATTAATTTAGACATATCTGATACTGTAGTATAACGACCAATGGCACCTCCTGATGCTTTTGGAGCTTCGTTGTATTTGTCTTGGTTTGTTTGTAAGTTCATCATTTGTTCAGCGATTTGTTCAAACATACCTTCTAAGTTATCAACTTCGATTTTTTGTGAATCTGATAATTGATTCTCGGCATAGTCTACTAACATTCCTTTGATTTGACGTTCTTCGTCAACGTTAATATCAGAGATTTTTTTCTTGTAAACGGCAATAGCATATTTCACACCGTCTTTTAATGTTAACCAGTTTTGGCGAACATCGTTATTATTTAATGTGAATTTAACTTTACGAACGATTCCTGGGCCGTACAATTTAGTAATCATTCCAGGATAGTTACGTTTCAACATTAATAGTTCATCTTTAGATAAATCCATGTTTGTTGGAATAGTATCCTCGATTACATATTCCTCACTGTATTGACCTACGAAGTCAACTTCTTGGGCTAACCAGTCAAATGAGTTACCTAAAGCTACTTGAATTAAACGTGTTTCGTTTAGTTTTGGAAATAAGAATTTGTTGATAAATGTTTCGAATTGTGTTCCTACTGAAGTCCAGTTTTGACCTAAAGTCCAAGATTCACCAAATTCATGGTTGTAGTTGTCTAAGGCTGTTTTTACGTCTCCAGCTAATAAGTTAGCTGCAGCTTCTTTATTTGTTGCCATATTATTCCTCTCCTCCTAGATTGTGTAATTTTTGTTCGTATTCATCTTGTGATTGTGGTGCAATTGACATAGACGCAGATAACTGTTGTTTCATACTGAATTTAGAATCAGTACCAGCTTCTGGTGTTGTCATTTTTGGTTCATGTGAACGTTCTAAATCTGTTGCGCTCATTTCTTAGCACTCTCCTTTAATTTCTTTTTAATTTTAATAATGACAGTTTTTGGCTAGGTTTTAACATTTGGTGCACTTTCATAGTGTAACCTCCTATAAGTCTAATAACTCTGCGATTTCTTCTGCGTCCTCGTCAACTGGTTCTCCTTGTTCTGAATCAGCCCCGATGGCATCCATTTCTTCGCTCAAGTCTGTTTCTTCCTCAACAGTTTCAGCTGTTTGGATGGTTGGTTTAGCTAGACCTTCGATGGATTGTTGAATTGCTTTCAATAGATCCATGACTTCTAGCATAGATGGTTCTGGTGTTACGTCTGGAATGTCTGACGGCTCTTCTGTAGGTGTTTCGGCTACTGGTTCGACAACAGTTTCTACAACTTCATCTGGCGTAGCTTCTGGCTGAACAACTTCATCTTTAATTTCCTCTGGTGTTGGCATGTTTTCACCTCGTTTCATAATATAATAAAATAGTTAAGGGTTTTATCTTCGTTAGTTAGTGTGAATCGTTTGTCACCTCTTTTGTCATTACCCCTGACTATCGTATAGTGAGCAACCGCGCAGCAGTTTTTAGTAGGTTCTTTTACCCTTACTCACTATAATTATTTTATCATCAAATTCTCATAATGTCAAGTTATTTATTAAAATAAAATGAGAATAAATAAGATTTTTATAATATTAGAGTATGATGAGAAAATGATAAGATTTTTCTAATATGAGAATTCCATTAGAATTTGGGGAGGGGGGTCTCATTTTGTGTGCCCCTA